ACGATAGTTGGGTGTGATGCACCTAGCGCGTCTGCTAACTGGGCGTATGTCCAACCTTTTTCCCTACGATATTGTTCTAACGTCATGCATGAAAGTATGTATTGTTTGACTTATTTGTCAATTTCTATATTCGTTAAATGTCCGTTGACGGATAGCGACAAATGGGAGAAAAGCACGATGAATAATTTAAATCAACAAATGGTAGGCATGACTAATAATCTAAGCGAGTGCATCGAACAATCTGGCATGACTGTTACTGAGGTAGCAGCTGCGAAAGGTGTCACTCCAGAAACATTACGGCGTCATCGTAATGGCAAAATACAAATGACAATAAAAGATGCCGAGCATTACGCCCGAATCTTAGATGTAACTATTCAAAAAGTTTTGTTTCAAGCCGCACCGATTCCCGTTTTAGGCAATTTTTCTATTAACGACAAACGGATAAAACGAACGATGCATACGAAAAAACAGTATGAAGTTTATGCAAATACCTCATACCCGATAGACCGTGCTTGCTTCCTTTGGGAGATCGAAAAACCTTATGCCGGTGATTGGTATGAATTCGATGGAGCCATTACATTTGTACGCCTTGCTCCGATTGTGGATAAATATATAGATCCTGATTGTTTCCAATTTATATCAACAGTAAAAACCAAATCACCAGTAGCTAGCAAAATACCAGGACAAGGTGACTTTTCTCAGAATATTATTGCTGGTGAACTTTATCCCCAACCTAAAGGTTTGTTCACTGTGCATAACGGAAAAACTAAAGAGACTTACGAAGGCTTAGAATTAGAATGGGCAACACCAAATTTGAGTGTCGTTTTTCGCCCTGATCTATGCAATATGCACGTTAACAAAGTAGCTGACTTAAAAAAATAATTATAAAAACTATGGACGTTAAACGTCCGGTATGGCAACGTAAGAACACTCATCGCGCAACGTGGTGGTACGGGGGTTTTACGAATGTCATTTACAACGCCATCATGGGCGAAGCGTCACAACTATTTTCATCACAGCAATCCACGCTCAAAAGATCGTGCTAAAAATATATTCGAAAAGGCTGTGGTGCGTCCAAAAGTACAATGGGCAAAACTTGTATTAGATAATCCAAGAAAAGAAAGTCATCACGAGAAAGCCCATGCGATCCTAGATGCATTTACTAAAAATAGAGGTAGCGCAAACATGGCAGCTGGACGCGCTGTACAAGACGCAACTGATCTCCATTTGATACCTGACGAGTTTGGAACCACGCTGTCGCTTGTCGAGGCAATACATGTGGCGCAAGATAATATGCGTAAGTATCAGCCTAAAGAATACAATGCGACTGTCAGAGAGAGCGACACGGCGCGCAAGGAACATTACATTGATGAACTAGCTAAAGTTGTCGAACACGCAGTACTGGGGCTGCAAGAGGCTATGAAAATGGATAACAGGCTCATTGGTGAAACAGACTACAAGTCTACATTGCCTGGTAACGCACTACCCCACAACACATTGCCTGATTATGGACGCCGTGGTGATCTTAAAACAAAATGGTCAAGGCCACATCACAACGCAAAGGATCCAACGACAACAAAATGGCACAAGGGATCACTGCCTAGTTCACTTAGTGGTATGTTTGATATGAACAACGTGTATCAGGCAGCTGGGTTTTACGCGCTTAACGGTAGGCAATTGCCGTTCTTGGTCTACGCAAATGCATATGACTATAAGATTTTTAATGAACACAACGCGCCAGAACTAAAGCCTGACTTTCTCGAAGAAGTAATACGAGACATCGCCATGCACCATAAAACTACAGAAAACATTCTACGGGCCGCACATGACACAGAAGATCTGTTTGGTCTGTGTGATCCTGACTTCAATCAGATTTATTGGAAAGAACCACCAGCCTATCTCAATCAGGCTAAAAAAGCATGGGGGCTAGAAGCATAATGGATATTAAAAACCTACACGCAGCTATGGAACACATGAACAAAATGGGGATCCACGGCAAAGATTACACAATGGTTGCGCAGCGTGTCGAAGCGTTTAGAAAATTTGCTGGAACGGAATGGAGCATTACGTCAGAGATCCTCGAAGACAATGGCAACCGTGTGTTAATGCGCGCCACAATAACTGATCGAAATGGTTTTATTGTTTCTGACGGGCTAGCAGAGGAAATACGGGGTCATGGCGTAAACAAAACATCAGCTATAGAAAATGCACAAACAAGCGCCTGGGGGCGCGCTCTGGCGGCGCTAGGGCTACATGGTGGCAAAATGGCTAGCGTTGATGAGATCACAATAGCGAAAAACAAAGATAAGATTATTGATGCAGAAAAAGAACACGAGGAAGCTGTGCGCGCAGAACGCAACGAAGGTTCCACCGGAACATCAGAACGAGATTTAGAAATACTAGCTGAACGAATAAAAGAAAAAATAAAAGATGCAAAGGCAACCTGGCAGCTTAAAAAAATACCAGAGCAATTTGTACGAGAATTTGAGGCAATTCAAAAAGGCAGCGGCAACCTAGCACAAGAAATCATGGCGTATCATAAGACGCGCTGGGAAGAACTTAATGATGGGATTAGAAGGTAATGGCGCACTTTAGTAAGACTGCACACAAATTTATGAATGGATTAGACGGTAATAAAGAATACAGAATAACCGCCTGGATCAACGCAAAAACACCGTGGAATGATACCACTGGCAAATATGATTTTATGAGTGATGAACAAAAGCAGCAATGCGAGGAATTGTTTAGACAGTTTCAGTCTGGAGATTTTCAAATCTCTATTACATTGTCAGAGCGCACAGATGCTACTGATCAGTTTGGTAAACCTGATGTGCGTAGCTTTCCAAAAGCTGGAAGTGTTACGCTGTACACAAACAAATTTAACAACTCATCGCACATTAGTGAAAAGATCACTGTCGATACCTCGACACCACCAACGCCCACTTCGCAAGACAATGAAGACTACACGGGGTTTGCGTAATGACAAAAGCTTTATTAACGATGATAGAAACAGCTGAATTGTTGTTTGGTGAAAACGATGATAACGCAAGAAGACGCGCTATTCATTTATTACAATCTCAGAAAATTGCCACGATCACGACAGGGCAAAAAAGACTAGTGCGGCGTGATGTATTGGATAAACATTTTGGGATTGATGGGCAGAGGAGCAAGAGCCCCTCTGATTTAGATTCATACCAAAGATAAACTTTGTATATTTGCTGTGTCTGAAAATATATCAGTCATTGTATCTACAGCCTGAGTATCTTCCTGATCTGTAACTAACCAGTGACCGTAAGTATCTTGGGTAACTTGAATTGTAGAGTGACCCATGTAAGATCGGACGCGCCATAGATCGTTCGAGTAACGCTTTAATAGTTTTGAAGCGCAGTAGTGACGTAGATCATGCCAGCGGATTAGAGGTACATCAGCTGCTACACAAGCCCTATGGATAGCATCTAAATATTTTGATGGAGTTTTAAAGCGACCAGTTTTTGTAGCAAAGACCAATGCGTTTGGATCGTTAGGACGCCCTTTAAGAATGTACAATTCTTTTAAAGCTTGGACAACGTCACGCGACAAATCAATTGTGCGCTCTCCAGCATAAGTTTTTGGATCTCCAATGCGAGTATCCTTATGCTTTACTGCGCGTGTAATTTTGACCCTTGATTTTTCAAGATCTAAACATCCCCAAGTTAAAGCGCGTTGCTCTGCCTGACGTAAACCTGTTGTGTATGCAAAGCGCATTTCAAATGCCCACTGCGGTGACATTGTTGCTTCAACAGCAGCGATGATTTCACTGGCAATTAACTCTGCCTTTTTTTTGTTTTGCTTTATCTCTTTACCCTTGCGCTCCACGCCATCAATAGGGTTCGTATCGCGGCAACCTTTTGCCTTAGAAAACTTCATCATAGCGTTGGTATTTGTAAGAATATTTTCGACCCGTTTTTTAGAACTTGGTTGACCATTTTCTTTTATCTTTAACTGATCCATAATATCGTATTGAACCATGCCAACTGTAAGATCTGTAACAAGCATATTTAAAACACAAACACCATCAACTTTTGTCTTCAAAAATTGTGTAGTGTGCCGCACCTTTTCTTCGTAATCTGATTTAGATCTTTCGTTTAAATTAAACTCACGTTCCATACGTTCCAAATAAAATTTTTGTAACTCAGAAAATGTCCACTTCCATGTATCTTTGTTTCGAGCCTCTGGAGAAATAACTTTCTTCAACTCATCGAGGGCATGTATTGCCTCTTCTTTAGTTGCATAAAAGTTTCTTGTGCCACCTTCTAAAACAGAGCGAGTGTCTACACACCAAGCTGATTTCCCCAACTTAGCTTTTGATTTGTGATATTTTGCTTGAATATTGAGCATGATGTTCTCCAAAAAAGTTGTCGCTATACGTTGTCATATAGCAATTTTGGAGAGGTATTACCAGACTTTTAGAGCAATAAGCCCCGTCACCTTGGGTTTTTCTTTGGCACCCGTTTGGCACCCAAAGCCCCTAAAAAAAGGTTAAGTTATTGTTTTTATTGGATGTTAATGGCGCGGTTGACGGGGCTCGAACCCGTTAAATAGTCTTCGGCTATGTACGGAATTCGTTGTTTATATACGTTATTTTACGCTCAAACGGAGATAAACGAAGGTCTAAAACGGTATCGTCTGGCACCCGTTTGGCACCCTGGGTGCCAAAATACGAATCAAATCTACGCTTGATGACTAGCTAATATAGACCGTCCTCTTTTGCGCGCATCAGCCTTAGATTTAAATCCCCAGGCTTGTAGTGATTTTAGCAACCTTGTGGGCGATCCATCAGGCTTTCGCTCTGGCCCTTTATTAGATCCCATGCGTACACCGAAAGATCCACGGCGCTTGTTGTTGCCAGATTTCACGGGTGCTTTTAGATTGGATCCTGGGTTCTCACGTTCGTAAGATCTGCGACCTGTCTCATTCAAACCACCGCTTTTGTTCTTACCTTCTGAGCGCTGCCAAGCTGGTGATTTGCTCACGCGTATTGGCTCATCATGCTTTTCTTTTTCTTAGGCTTTTTGGCGGTCTCTGCAGCATCAGCAAAGTTCTTATTTGAGGGCGCTCCAGGTGAGTTAGCCTTACGCATTTTTTCATTAGTTTTTCCGCTAGCAATTCGCTGACGTTTTAGCCTGATATTTTCGTACAGACCGTGCTTTTTCCCGTGCGGCATTTATGACCCTCCTCCGTAAGATCCCATGATGGATTTCTTCTTTGGTTTTTTCTTTAATGCTTTGAAGTCATCACGATTAATTTTATCGACAGGTGCAGCTGCTTCTGCGATCTTTTTTTGCTTTGGACTAAGTTTCATTTTACCCTCACTTTAGCCAGTTATAAATTTTGTGTGTTTCTTTAATTCTGTGATCCAATCCATTGTAACCACCGTTCACTCTTTTGGTTATTTTTTTAATGACTTCATCAGTCACGCCCTCGTCACAGATCGTCCACAAATTGTTCTTTCTAAAAAAGTGCAGTGCGCTTTCCATAGCGTAATCAGAAGCAACTAAATCTGGATTTTCCATCACATCAGGTAGACGCATATCAGACGCAAAAGATCTGTACTGATCATGCCCTGTCATTTGTAAAAATCCCCGACCTCGAAATAGAAACCCTCCATTAGGAACGTCTTTATTTCCCATACGATGACCGTAAACTTTATCAGCTAATGCTTTAGGATTTCTTGCATATGGTTTGGCCTGTTCCTCTGACTTAAAGTATTTACCAAAGACGCGAAGACATGCATCAACAGAGTAGTTTAAATTTTCCTCAGTGTATTTAAACGTACCACTTTCATGCACGACTTGGCCAAGCAAATGTGCCGCCCTCTTTGAGTTCAATTCAAAGTGTTCAGCAATAGCCTTTGCTGTATTCCTACCGAATGCGCCATCAGCTACTACGCCACAGCGCTCTTGCAATTTGCGAAGTGCATCACTCATTTCTTATTCCTATTGTGAGGTAACCAGGCGCGCCGTTCTTTTTCTTCCAAGAACAACCGAATACAGTTTACTAAAGTGTTTAGAGACACCGCACTAAACAACGCAATCCATTGCCACATTTCCATTACTTCATTCTTTCTCTTGCAACGCCCTTAGACTTTTCCCAAGATCTCATGCCACCCAAACCAAGCAAAGCCAGGGTCAAGCTCATTAGCTCTTCAGTTTGTAGCTCTGGTAGTGGTGTGCCTGGCGCCCAAATGGATGTTGCCCATTCAGCTATCGGCATCAGAAAAAACTGTGTCATTAAACCTAGAGCGCAGATCCACATTATTGCTGGCCTAGCACCAGCTACAAAAAGAGAACTGTGTTTAGCTTGCTCGACATTGGCAGCTGCTTGGGCTGCTTGCAGTCCGATCATGCTCTGCTCTAGTTCTGCTTTGATCTTGTTCTTAGCATCCTTGTCTTCAATAAACTTGTCGAGGATGGGAGCGGCTGCGCCTAGTATCTGACCAATCATTATGTACTTCCTCGATCAGTCTTAGATTCTTTGCCAAGCCACAATGCGAACGATGCACTGAGCATCGCCGTGACGAGCGATACAAACGCGCTTTGCTGAGTTGTGGGATCAGGCAATGTCATAAACCACAAACAAACTTTCCAGGTCAAAGCAATCTGACAAAGAAATGCTAGTCGTGGTAATATCTTTAATTGATCTATTGCGTGTGCTGTAATTGCCACCATTTTATATACCTCAATGCTACCGCTTTATCTGAAGTTATGATTAAAATTTTTCCGTTATCGTCATAAAGCACGAAGCGGTTGGATCTAACTTCGACTAGCTTCAATGGCTACGCACTCGATCAACATGTTTGTACTTGTTACGAGTTTTGCAGCGTGTGCCTTTTCTTCGATGCATTCTTCCATCGATCCGAAGCTTTCAAATTCATAATATTGCAGCATGTCTGACCGCACAAAATGAAACCAAACTAAAACGTAAACCATGAAAAATAATCCCTAACATCGATCCACCCCATGTAGTGTAGGTAAGCTGAAGATCCGACAAACGTGAATATCAGAAGCACTGCAATACCAACTACAGTTACAGCCACCTCTTGTCTTCTAATGGCCTCACGCCGCGCCTCTGCTTCGGCTTCTCTTTTTTCTTGCAAAACTTCTCTACGAATTTTTAAAAGCGTTTGGTAATGGGATGGCCCAAGAGATTCACTAATAAATTTCTTAAGGCTTTCTTCAGCTTCTGCGGCTTGACGCAAACTGGTAAATCGTTCCATTGCAACGGTATTAACATTTTTTCCTGATAAACCTTTTTTCTGTAGTTTCTTTTTTGCATTGTCTGTTGCATCAAAAAAATTGCTGATTTCTTTACTTAAAGAACTCAATGACCTACCGGCGGAAACGCCTAATTTAATTGTTGAGAGCAAGCTTATAGGATCCATAACTACATCCCATCGCGTCTGGAAAACTCTATTGTTTTTTCTAATACTGCGACCCGTGCCTGGAGCCTGATAAGATCTGTCAGCAAACGTGGGAACGCTTCAAATTCATCCCATTGCTCTTCATCCACTGAAGCCAGTTCTGCCTCAGTATCAGCTAAGATTTCTAGCAAAATCTCTGTGCGATCCGTGTTGTCTTGCACATCTCGAATGATGTTTGCGCCATAGAAAACGGCTGCTGAAATCTGTGCGATAACAGCTATCACCACAAACAGTGGCAGCTTTAAATTGTCCAAATTATTCCTTTAACGCAGTCAGCCTAGCTTTAATCACTGCTATGTTTACCTTGGGTAGATCCATTACTCAGCCTCTAAAGCATCCAACCTTGCTTTGATTGCTGTGTTTTCTGTTTCTAATGTTTCAATCTTGGCTATCGCTTCTTGTAATGCAGCCGTGAGAAGTGGCACAAGTTTGCTTTGGTCAATGCCTTGTGGATCAATATTACCATCATCATCTACAGCGTCTTTTTCACCAGTGATTGCTTCTGGAATTACAGTCGCTACTTCATGTGCGATAAAACCATCTACTATTTCGGTGTCAGGGTTTACAATAAAATTAAATCGTTTAGGTGATAATTGTTTAACTCTAGTAATACCATCTGAAATATCAGTTACATTTTCTTTTAATCTATAGTCTGACGAAGTGTTGTAAGCAGTGTTACTAGAAGTCATACTAATACTTCCTACAGTAGCTCCAGAACTATTTATATCTTGAAATATAAACATTGTATCATTAGACCCACGGCCTACAATACACTCTCCACTTTGTTTAAACTGAAAACCATCTTGCGTTGAAACTTCACCAGTTTTTCCGATAAAAACATTTCCACTGATGTCGATACGCATACGTTCTGAGCCGCCAGTATAAAAAATCTGAGCTACA